AAGCGGATTTTTCTCAGCACCTTGTCGTTCTAAAGCAAACTCAAGGATTACACCAGCTTTAGTTGCAGCATACACTTGCTCGTAACTACGACCACGACTTCTTACTGGACAATTATATATTTCTGAAGCCATCGTTTCAATAAACGACAGCTCAGATTCTGAAAGTTTAAATGTAATTGGCTCAGGCTTCATTATAATGTTTCTTCCATTGAGAACCAACTGTACCCAGTCCACTACCAGACAAATAGACTTGCCACATAATACGAGACACTTCAACTGCAGAATGTGCTTTTGAGATGTCGTATTCCAAACGATTACGTACAAGCTTTTTTGTTTTCTTAATGTCAATAAGCGAAATGGCTACCTCACGAGATTTCTCAAGAGGTAGTTTATCAAGTGATTGTAAAGCTTCTAAATTCATTATGCATAATCCCGAATGTATACGTCAAAGTGAGTTGCGTTTTCGATAGGCGTGTCCCTTGCCCAAGAGTTTTTACGAGGACCGCGTGGACGAATAAACACACCTTGCGTTTTACGATCATTTTTAATGTTAAAGTAAGGTGATTTACGATAACGTTTAATATAACCATTACGATGAATAAGTAAAGCCTTAAGCTCAGCAATGGCCGGATCATTGAGATCCGTTGTAGTAAAGCGATAGTTTTCAGAAATACGATTTTTGTAAGTCACATAAGCCATGATTAAGTCCTTTTATTATTCGAAGTTTGGATCGAAGGTTTCATTTTCCTCAATTGTAAATAAGGGGGTGAGAGACCCATATTCATTTTTTAGGAATTTTTTGATGGTAGAAAAAGAATGGAAGTAAATATTAGAAATTGGATTACCCCCGCCAGGCCCATTTGGGTTGATTATATTAAATTCGATTAGATATGATTTTTGGTGTTGAGGAATTAAGTCAATTGAATTGTGGTCAAATTCAAGGGTAATGAAATAAGGATGAGTTTGATTATAGTATGTCATTTGGTTTCTCCATTAGTTGATATAACTAATATAATCACTACGAAAGGGAATGTCAACCCTTACGCAGCACAAAAACCAAATTTATTTTCAACTAATGAAGCACCAAAGTCTTCAACCAAAGCTATAATGATTTGTTCACGAGGCTCAGTGTCCATGTCGTCAACAACCTTTGAAGCAGTATCGTAATCGCCAAAGGTTAAGTTAAACTGAACTTCTTGGAATTGCTTCATATCGCAGATATACATTTCAGCAAGTTCACCACCCTCTTGAGCGTAGCTAAATGTTTGATCGATAAGTTTTTGAATCGCTTGCATTTGAGTTCTCCGTTTTTCCTTATATATCTAATATAATCTTTCTAAGAACAAATGTCAATAGTTTTTTTCACTTTTTTTCATTTTTTTTCGAAAGTGTTAACGGTAACACTTCATATATATTATATAAGGTTTTACAAAGGAGAACCTATGACCTACTTTCAACGTAAAGAAGCTAACCGCTTACATTGGTTAGTGAAAGGCCATTTAATAAACCCCAAAGCCTCAGACGAAGAAATAGAAAGCACTTACAATTCTTATTTAAAAAGATTGTGGGGAAACAATGAAAGAGCAGTTTACGGAGAAGCTGGCTTCGAAACGGCTTGGGGTCAAAGACAAATTGAAATATCACAAGGCCTTATTTAATTCACCGTGATTGTCTTCGTGGTTAGGTCCTTGCCAACCGCTAGGTTTTAATAGATCTGGTAGTCCAAATGGATTTGGCCGCCCAGGCTTTACACCAGCTTTTTTATCCATATTAGCACGATAAATCTCATCCCATGCTTTATTGGCGTCAACGCCAAATACGTCGAGTGTACCTATAGCAAAAACACACAAATCAATTAGACCATCTACAATTTCTTCAGCATTACCGGTATTCAACGCTTGTAGAGTTTCATGCATTTCTTCATTAATCATTAGCATACGAAACATAAGATATTTCCGCATTAATTCTTTATCGTCTTTATTGGCTTCAAACCAATCACGCACACCATATTTGTTATGCATCATGTAAATATCGTTTGCCCAATCACTCATTTCTTTTTCTCCATTTCATAAACTCGCTTTCGAAGATCAGAGCTTGAAAAGCGATGATCTCGTTTGTTAAAGTAAAGTTGAATGCCACGTCGACGACATACGTCTTTACCGGTAAAATCTTTATTCTTATACTCGTCTCCAAGTATCCTTACATTTATATCATATATTTCAAGAATGTCAACTAAATCTTGCTCAGAACAATAAACAACTATTTCATCAACATACTTCACAGCCTGTAACTGAGTATAGCGCTCCACTATAGTCTGCACTGGACTATTCTTTTCTGGCCTATCGGCAGATGGATCTACTTGTAGTCCACAAATTAAATAATCGCAATGCGCCTTTGCTTCACGTAACATAGCAATATGACCAGCGTGTAATAGGTCAAATGTACTACAAGTAAATCCTACAAACTTTTCAGTCTTTGCCATGTATCTTCCCAACCTTTCACTTGTGTTATTTTACCACCACCGTATGCTAACTTAGCACCAAGAGTATAATCATTTCCTCCAGGTTCCATTTTATCACCAAAGAAATGTAATTCTTTATAGTTATCAAAGTCCTTTAGAATTTGAGCTTTATCTTTGCCCTTTGGTACAATATCAATTCCAGTCTCACCTGCCACCGTGCAATCAAAATCATCAAACATAGCATTGAGATTGTCAGCAATTTCTTGCCTTTCACTTGTTACACCATCCCACGCTACATACATCTTACGTTCAGCGAGTGTGGCATTACGACCAACGATCGAGAAATTAATAAGGCCAGGCCTTACGTCAATATGATTTCCAGTACGTGCGGCAAACTTACTTTCTTTAAGATACTGATCAAACATTTTTTGCATATCCGGATCTACTTCAAGCGTATTCGTATAAACGTTATTATTGCATTCCCATACATCATTACCTGCGCATTGATATACCCGTTTGCATAAGTTATAAGTTGACTCTGTTATTTGTTCTACAGTTTTTTCTTTGTCACTACCCGTAACTAAATATACATCGTTAACCAAACAGAAAGAATTAAAAAATGATCTAAAGTTAACATCAATAATACCTCTACTGGGAGTGAGTGTACCGTCTACATCGAATATGTATTTCATATTATTAGTTCTTTCTTAATTTTTTCTATCTGATCTTTGAGTAGAAGCTTTTCTTTTTTAAGAGGTTTAATATATTTGTCTGGTGCCTTTTCAGCTTCAAGCGCTTCTATCTTTGAATGTAAATTATTATGCTTATAACGTAAAGCTTCAAGTCTACCATGTAATGACATATTAAGTCTCCATAACGCTAAAGTTTTTAACTTTCTTAAATTTCACAACGGATTCAAACTTATCAAATAGTTGATCCCCTTTGTGACTTATTATAAAAATATTTGAGTCATTTGTCAACTCATTTATGATTTTAAGAAACTCTTCAGTCCCAGCATTGTCCAAAGACGAGTCCATGATTTCGTCCATAATGAGGAGGTTTGTTGAGACTGAGTTTCTGAGTTTGGATACTGCTCGCCATGTAAATAATAAAGCGAGATCGATACGAAGCTTTTCGCCTTCGGAAAACGAAGCATAAGAAAAAACATCACGGAAACGACTCTTAATAGTTTCATTAAAATTCTCATCAAGTTGAAAGTCGACGAAGAAGTCCATCGACGCTAAGTATTTATTGATTAGCTTATTCATGACTGGAACGTATTGTTTAATAATACGAGTTTTAATCCCGCCATCTTTAAGCATTGACGATACCACTGATAGTACTTCTTTATCATTAATAAGCTGTTCATTCTTAATATGATAAGAACGTAGATCCTCTTCAAGTTCTTCGATCTTTGAGTTATCAATAGCTTCGGCTTCGGTCTCAGCTTCTTCGAGTTCTTTACGGATAGCACTAAGTTGATTTTTAGTAAGCTTGATATTAGCCCGATGTTCTGACGCAGTAAGATGTAAACCTGAAATGTCAGACTCAACTAAGCTTATGCTTGTAAGTCTACTCGAGTGTTCTGTCTTTTTTTCTTCAAGCTGGAGTTTTGCTTGGTTGATTTCTTCGACTTTTGTTGAGTGTCCGGTAATTGTTTCCTGTTTAAAGTCGTGTTCAATACCTTGTTTACAGGTTGGACAATTGTCGTGGTTCTCGAAAAATTGGATATCTTTTGTAAGTTGTTTAGACTTAGATTCCAGTTTGCGTTCAACATCTTCCAATGCTTTCAATTTAGTTTGCTGTTCTTCTTTATCAGATATAGATTGTACTAACTCATCCATCTTAGTTTCGATGGTTTCTATCTCATCTTGTTCTGAATCTATATATTCAAGTTTTTCTTTCACTTTATCTTTAATCTTATCTACTTCGGCCGATTTCATTTGAGCAATCTCAGCGTTATGGTCTTTAGCCGATTGAATACGATCTTTGACCAAATCTATATGATATTTAAGGTCAGTAATCTCAGACTTATTATTTGAAACTTTATCTTTTAACAATAAGTTCATAGTCGTAAAGATCTGAATGTCGAGTAAATCTTCAATTACTTCGCGGCGTGAATGAGCAGGTAATTGCATAAATGGAACAAAGGTAGAACTACCTAGTACAACGATTTGACCAAATGATTTAAAATTCATTTTCAATACGTTATCTTCGAGATGTGTTTGGTAATCTCGAGCTGCAGCGTCTTGGTTAATCAGTTCGCCATCTTTCCAGATCTCAAAAATATTGGGCTTAATACCACGTTTGATAACGTACTTTTTACCAGAAGTTTGGAAAGCAATCTCAACCTCCAATTCTTTCTGGTTGATCGAATTCATAAGCTGTGGCTTATTAATCTTACGAAATGGTTTACCATATAGAGCAAAGCATATAGCGTCAAGTATCGTAGACTTACCAGCACCATTCTCACCTACGATCAACGTAGACTTATTTTGATCTAAGTCAATACGAGTCCATTGGTTACCAGTTGAAAGAATGTTTTTATACTTTACATAATGAAAGTGGAGTGCACTCATAAATTCATTGCCTCTTGGTACAAGTCAGTAATCATATTCTTAATCTTATCTTTCGACACTTTAGTTTCTAAGCTATCAACATATTGATTGAGTATCGTATGCGTATCTTGAGCTTCATCTACTAATTCGTCTTCATCAACTAAATCTAAATTCATGTGGTCTTCAACCACTTTAATGTCAACAGCACCCGATTGCTGGATGCGATCGAGATATAAATCAAAAATATATGGGTTATCTTTATTCTTGATTATAACCTTAACGAATGCATTTGTCAACTGTTCTGTATCGAGTTGAGTTACATCTTCGATAGTCATATTCGTATCGTCATAGAATATCTTATGGAACATGCGGAATGGATTAGGTATAAACTCCATCTCACGTGTTTCGGTGTCGAATATATG